CGATGACCGCTGGTACAAAGGCGTCGTCTTGGAGAAACCTCGCAAGATGTGGGTGCAGCTTGAGGACTATGGACAGCCGTTCATCGCGGACGAAAACAATATTGCCGAGTGGCGTGCTGAGCGTCGACCCGATGAGTGCTAAGCCGAAACCGGCCCCTGATCAGAACACGCCCGCATGGAAGTTGCGGAGGCTGGAGTGCGCGTTGTGCGAGCAACGCCTCGATCGGGCGAAGAGCGGTCTTTGCGCCGACGTCCACCACGGCAAGGCCAAATGTCACTGGTACCACGTCCTCAACGGACGTCCATCACCGGATAGCGGAACAGGACCGCTCGCCTAGCTTTCCACCTTTTGGCCGGCATTCCCGACAGAGTGCCGGTGCTGGGCGGGCGATCCTTACGAAGCCTGAGCGATCTTTGACAGCGCCTCGTCCTTGTTTTTGCTCCCAACGCTCGACCCATAGTAGTACGTCATGATCCCGGCCCATGCGGTACCGAGCGAGCCGAGCATCACGAGCAGCGCATCTCCGCCTGTTTCTGGCTTGCCGTGAATGAGCAGGAACGCGAGCGTCCCGAAGAAGCCGAGCGTCACCAGATATGCGAGCACCTTGGGAGTATTGTCCCGTACCGCGATCTCACGGGCGCGCGCGCTGGCGATGTCCTGATAGAGGAGTTGATCCTCGGAGATCCCGAGCTCCTTCATACGGAGCGCGAAATCCTGCTCTGCCTTGCGCAGGGCCAAGAGGGCCTCGGGGGTCGCGGCCAGGAGCGCGGTATCGGCTGCCTTGGAGCCCTCTGCAGAGGTTCCGAGCGCGGCGGAGATCGCCGTAGCGGCGAGTGCCCCGAACGGCCCACCGACCGCCGTAGCGAGCGTTGGAGCCACTGTTTTCAGGACCTGCAGGGCACGTTGGCCGATGTTCATGGGTTGATTCCAATCTCATAGTTTGTGCGACCATTGAGCACGCGCGCGGTCAGGTATTGGCGCCGCGGCTCACTGCCCTCGTGCGCGATCCCGATGTGTGTCCAGCCGCTTCCGGCCGAATCCGGGAATTCGAGAATGACCTGGTCGAACGGCAGATCGAGCGTGCCCATGCGCCGGCACACCTCGGCCGGTGACATGCCGGGGACGATGATGTCCGCGGCCCTGCCCTCCATGTGCGCGCTCGTTTTCGAGCCGCCGATCGCTTCGTTGAGCCAGAAGGGCCGCAGTCCAGAACTGATGCGGATCGGCGCACCCAGTGAGGCTCGCAGCGGTTCGAGCACCGTGAAGCACAGGCGCGTGAGATTGGCGAGGTCCGCATCCGTGGGCTCGATCGCGCGACCCATGCGCGCCGCAGTCTGCGAGGCGCAGAACTCCTCCAGGGTGAAGTGCGGCGACAGCGACAGGTTCATGCGAACACTCCCCAATACAGCAGCCCGATAACCACCGCTGCGATGGCCAGTCCGAGCAGAATGGCACGCTGCAGATCACTCATCGATCATGCGTCCGGTTGTTCTTGGCGAGGACGGCCACCTGCATGGCAAGCGTGTGGACTTCATCCTTTGTGTCATGCCGGGTTTTCGCCGCGCGCTCTTCGTTGGCGTCGATCTTGGTCACGATGCGCTCGAGCAGGTCGCGATTTTCGCCATGATGGACTCGCTGGCGCACCTCGATCCGATCGAGCGCTTCGGTCAGTTCCTTGCGGGTGATGGCGTTCTGGCGCAGCTCATCGATGTGCTCCGCGTTTCGCTTGCCGAACCAGCCGACGATAGCCATCAGGATACCCAGCAGGATGATCGCAATACTTTTCCAGGCTTCGTAGAGCTCATTCACTCGTGTCTCTCGTCATGTCTTGCGCATCTCTGCCACCTAAGAGATCGAATAGACGATCGTGCCATCGGAGAATCCCTTGCTGCCTGCTGCAGCAAACGCATCGCCATTGGGTCCGGAGAAGAAGGTGAACGTGCCACCGGTTGAGAGCGTCGAAGTGCCAAATTTCCCGCTCCCGCCGTCTACGACATGAGAGAGAAATGCCCTGGCGACACGCGGGCGCAGCTCCGTAGGTAATCCGGTGCCTGTCATGGCGGTCGTGTTGGAGGTACCGGTGATGTTGGCGTTGGTGGACAGGAGGACAGAGGTGCCATTCGCCTCCCACTCCACCGTCCCTGTGGTTACAGCATCCATCCCGGTCAGGGTCAATGTGAATGAGCCACGTGCGTAGTAGCGGAAGCCCACGGGCGTGCCACCACTGAAGGTGAGTGGCGTACCGCTCTCGATGAGATTCGGCCCGATCTCGTTGTCCTCGGACAGGCTGTCGATTGCAATGGCGGTCGTAACCGCGTCGATCGAATTGTGCTGGGCGGTGAAGAAATCACCGGCGACGTTGCTGATGCCGATGTCGAATCCGTCGATCCGGTTGCCGAGAACGTTCACGCCATCCTGGTTGGAGGCGCCTGCGATGCCGATGTTGCCGGCGAACGCCTGGTTCGCGGTGATGTGGTTGTTCTCGATGGCGACATTGCCCCTGCGCACGGCGCCCAACGCGATCAGCCGCACCCCACACGTGACGGCCGCGGCATTCTCGGTGGCGATCCAGTTGTCCCGCACCGTGCAGCCGCCATCGACCTGTGTCAGCCGAACCCCCACATCCTTCGCGAAATCGATGTCGCTGCCGCGCACGCCACTGTTCAGCACCTGCTCAAAATCGACGCCAATATCGTAGGCATAGATATGGCAGCCCTCGACCTGCACGTCCTCCGGGCGCAGCGCATCGGCTTCGGATGTCCAAACCCCTTTGGTGCCGCCCGCCCCGGTGATGCTGTCATAGATGAATGCACAGTCCAGGACCTTCGTGACGATCGAGCGCTTGTGCACCTGGAGGCCGATGTAATTGTTGAAACCATAGATCCGCTCAAACGAGCAGTTCCACATGCCTCTGGCAAATACCCCCTTGCCGAACCCCTCGATGTACAGCTCGCGGAAGGTGACTCCCGTAATACGGGCCGTTATAGAATCCAGATCGCACTTGATGCCAACCCGGTTTGCGCCCGTCACTGCACTGGCGGAGATGAGTGCAAAGTCTCTGAAGAATCGAGCGCCGCCCACCGTCTCCTGCCCGGCGAAAGTGAGCCCGTCGCAATCATCCGGCTGCAGGATGCTGTAGCGCCCCTCGCCATAGAGGCAGGCGCTCTCATTGACTGTGATGGTGGTGGTGTATCTCCATGTGCCGGGTGGCGCATAGGCGGCGATACTGCCCTCAGCGGAGACATCGAGCGCCGCCTGGATGGCTGCCGAATCGTTAACAATTCCATCACCAATGCCGCCGTAGCGGCGGAAATCCCCGGACGGATAGATGTAGTTGACCGGCGTCACCCCGGCGGCGAGCTCGGCGGCGCTCTGCGGGTTGAGCAATCCACCGATGAGCGACTGCGTCAGTGTCGTCAGCGCAATGGCTGCTGCAGGCTCAAGCTCCCCATCGGCATTGATGAACAGATACCGCTCTTCCCAGCTCGAGATGGGATCGAGCTCCAGCTCACTACTGGGCTGCGGATTGCGCAGTGACAGCCGCACTGCGCGGCCGATATTCCGCTCGAGCTGCTGCATCCACATCGTGATGCGGTCCAGCTCGTCATTCATGTCGGCGGAGCTACGCGGGCCGTTCTGCTGGAAATCAGTGTCGCGCTCGATAGGAACATCACGATAGATCGTGATGATGTGGCCGGCGGTGCGCCCGATCAGAAAAGTAACGGTACCGCCATTGTCATCGCCTTCACCGCTGACGGTGTAGTCCGTGCCCAGCGCCTGCAGCGTGTCATTGTCGTAGACGACCAGGTTGTCGTCCTCGAAGATCGGGAACGGGTACGGGAAGGCTGTTTGACCACCAGTCGCGGTGTACTGATCGAGCGGCTCGATATCTTGGACATTGTCTACGCTGGGCATCTTGGCTTACTCTCTGGCCGCATGAAATGGATCGCGGCTACGTGCGCCGTTGTCGGTATGACGCTGGTGATGTTCTCTGACCATAATCCTGGCCGCCGAAAGCTCGGGCTCGCGCTGCTTGTCTTCGGCTGCGGTATCGGATTCGTCGTGGCGATGTAGTTGGCTCATGGAGCCTCCTGTGGCACGCCCAGCGCCTCGCCTGTCTCGTCTTCCATCCAGTTGATCAGGCGCCGCAGATAGAAGATGTTCTGGCCCGGCATCAGTTTGCGCAGCTTGTGAATGTCCTTCTGCGTGACGCCATCCCTGCGTAGATCCTCTATCGTTCGGCCCAGCTCGGTAATCGTCCCAGCGGTTGGCCCCGCTGCTGTTTCGAGCCACGAACGGTCCGTATATCGGGAGGCGCGCGGCAGTCCGGTCATCCCGGCGAACACGTCATAACCATCCATCAGGTAGGAGCTGAGACCCGCACCATCGATGGCCTCACGGATCAGCGAGGGTGGCGAGGTATCGATCGGTTGCTCCGAGGTCCACTGCTTCGTGGCGTAGCGCATGACGCCCAGTCCGAGCATTACGGCCAGGCCATTCATCATCGCAAGGTCGCCACGTTGAATACCCTGCGCGGCCGGGATCAGTAAGCGATTGACCGCAGCCATGCCGAAGCTCTTGAACTGGAATAGCGTTTTGCCAAGCTCGGATGACATGAAGAGTGGCGTATCGCCAGCGCCTTTTGTCAGCACGGCTGTATCTGCTGCACGCAGGATCGCGGTTTCATAGGCGAGCGCCGCTTCCTTGTCTGCCCACAGATCAGTACGCGCACGCCTCAGTCCTTCATCTACGCCGTGCTTTTCGTATTCCTTGCTGATGCGACCGAGCAATGCTCCATCGATTCCGATGGACGCGAGTTGCGCCTTCTTGCGCGCTGAGGCAGTGCCCCTGGTCGCCACCCGCAGGATTTCATCCTGCTGAAGCGCGCTTGCCAGGAACTTCAGGGACGAATTCCACGTCGCCATGCCGGTAACGCGCGTGAACAAGTTCGCGCCACGCTGCGCAACCTCCTCGATGGCCGTTTCGGCGTAGTCACCGATGTCCCCGAGCGTCGAGCCGCGTGTATTGAGCGTCCAGTCCAGTCCGATCGCCATGCGCTTGGCATCTTCGCGGGCACCTTTCCATGCGCCAAGGTTCGTACCGAAGGTGCCTATCGCCCTGGCCGTTCTCGCAAGCCCGTATTGCGTCACAATGCGACCGGCGTCGGCCAGACTCGACAATGCCTGCGAACCGAGCATCCGGATGTAGTTGTAGTTACGGAATAGACGCGCACCGCGCACGAGCATGCTGTCCGGATCGGCAGGGATACCTGCCTTACCGAGCAGGCGGTCACGAATCCCCATGACATCCTCGAAGTCGGATTTCAGCGCTGTTTCGAGGTCCTTCTTCACCTTGTCACTGCCGGCTTTTGCGAGCAGCTGGTCGTACTCATCCTTGAGGTTCTGTACGGCCTGCTTCATCTCGACGTCACCAAAACGACGCGTCACCTCCAGTTGAGGTGCGACGGACCGTATGTACTGCGTCAGTACCTTCTCGGCGTCATTGATCAGGAACGGTTCCAGAACCTCATCCGGAACGATGAGCGTGCGCTCCTTGAGTGGCCCGGCCTTGACGACGATGTTCGGCTGCAGGTCCACAAAGCCGCGGGTGGTTCCGAGAATGTTACGCGTGACATCAGAGACCAGAGCCTGCGCTTCGGCGCCTGTAACACCATTGCGCGTGAACCAGTCCATCAGCGTCTGATCCCACGCGGTACGGTTGTTCTTGATCTTGAGAACATTGTAAAGCCGCGGCAGATAGGATTGCGCGCCGACCGTGGCGACCTCTTCAGCCAGAAGGCCGACCTTTTGCAATTCTCGCTTCAATGGCTCTATCAATTCCGATCGGGCGCGCTTGGCCACCTGCGCGGCTTCTGTCAATGCAGAATCATCACCCCGCCGCATGGCGGCTGAGACCGCATCCTTGAACTCCCGGAACTTGACCGGCAGTTGTCCTGTCGGCTTCAGCCGTGCGGTGTAGCTTTTGAAGGCGTCATCCAGCTGCAACGACCAGCGTGCAACGACCGCGTCATATCGCTTCACTAGTGTTTCGACGGACGATACGGTCGCAATGCCCTGCTCGTTCTTCGTAAGCATGTACGGGACTTCGGCGAGATCCTGTGCAATCTGGCGCGCTGCCTTTGACTTGCTCGTCATGAGACGCGACAGCGGACTGATCTTGCCGATAGTCTTTGCTATGGCCTTCCCGGCGCCGGAAATGCTCTCCTGCTCGAGCGTTGTGGCGCCTCGCACCGAAGCCGCACCGGCCGTCGAGTCTGCTGCATTTAATTCGGTGTCGAGCGCCTTGCGCGCACCATCAAACTCTCTTTTCGGCATGCGGGCAGAGACACCGCCTAGCACGCCCGTCAGGATGGCGCCGGCGCCGACATTGATGAGCGACTGCTCGACTGAGCGGGTTTCCTGAAACGCCTGGAAGGCCAGCTCAGACGCCGTATCGACAGATGCCTGGGCGCCGACCATGCGCGATACGACACCTGGGAGAGATGCGCCGCGGACGACCGGCAATGCAAAACTGACCAGCGTTGCCGGATCGACGGCGCCCGCGGCAATAGATGCCGTCAGGCCCCATCCGCCCGCATCGTCGATCGTTTGCTTGTCTCGCAGCTCGGAATCGATGCGCGCTTTTATGTTCGCGGTTTCAGTCGAAGATTCCGCCTCGATGAAGCGGCGCCAGAACTGCTCGTATCCATCGATATCGTTCAGTGCGTTATAGCCATCTTCCGGTGCGGCATCGGGTGAGTCGGATGTCACGCGCTCATAGAGTGAGCTGACGATATTGTTCTGCCGGAACGCGGCCGATAGCGTATCCAGTACCGTCGGCCGTGGCGCATCAATATTCGTCTGCGGCAATGCCTGCGGCAGGCCCTCCTGATATCGGGTTGTCGCGAGCGGCATTACTGAAATCCCTCCGCCGGCTTGGGCATGAAGTCGAGCAGCATCATGGCTTCTTCATCGCCCTGTTCAGCCAGCATCTTCAGGTGCTCGTTCATGGCGCGCTGTTGTTTCGAGAATGCTCGTGCCTTGTCAGTCGCTTCCTTCTTCAGCTTCGCGGCGGCGGCGTCAAAGGCTTCCCGCGTTACTGGCAACTCGTAGCGCAACGGCCTATTGTTTTTATCCAGCACGACATCCGTCGCGCCGTACTCATTGAGCACGCCCACATTCCAGATGAGCCCGCCCGTTCCGGCAGTCTCCGGAGACGGAACGAGTTTTACCTTGGCGGGATCAAGCCCAAGCGGTTTGACGGATGCGGCGACATCATCCCGAACCATGTCCGGCGAGAGCTGCGGGAACATCGTTTCCGGCGCATACGGCATGAGCTCCGGTTTTCCGTTGACGCTTGAGTATCCCCACTTGCGCTTGACATCCCGCCACGCGAGATCCCGCGCCTGCTCTATGTTCCCATTGGTGTACTGGTAGTAGCGTTCGACCGCATCGTTGAATTCGCCGCGCAATCCGATCGGGGCAGACGGCGCACCGCTCAATATCGAGCGATCGTAAGACTCATCGGAGTCCAGGCGTGATTGAAGATCATCGGAGTTTGCGGCGGCGGCTTTCTTCGGACCCTTGAGCAAAGTGCTGTATTGATCCTTCAACGCTTCCCTGGTTGAGTCCTTCAGTCCATAGGTATTGTTGAACGCCACCGTAACGGCGTGTTCAGGCGGAGTGCCTGAGCCGATCGCATCGCTCACCTGGCTTGCGTACGACTTCAGCTTGTCATCCTCTACGTATCTGAAGGCTGATGGATTCGCCTGCTCGAGGCGGTGCAGGAAATCCGCCACTACCGGTGACTGCTCGATATCACCGGCGGTGATGATCGTCCGCGCCCACGAGATCGAATCAGTCGGCACGATATTCGTGCGCTGAGCCATGTCGATGGCCGTGTTCTGCCACTGTGCTGAGCCGCGTTCGACGCCCGTAACAACCTGTGCGAATACCTTGTCCATCGTCTTGCGAATGTCCGCATCCTTTGGATCAAGCGCCGTGCCATCCCGCAGGGCCGCGAATCCGAGCGCCAGGTCCACTTCCTTTTTAGCCTTCTCAACGCGGGCTCGTTCGATCTGACTGACGAGCGAGGTGTAATTGTCTTCGGTCATCGCCCCCTTTCGATAGAGCGCGAACGCAGTTCCCTCAGCAGCAGGCGATGGGTCTCCGTCGGCAATATCCTGATGGAGCGCTCCGGTGTGCTCGATGTACTGCCGCTTGCGCTGCTCCTGCATCAGGTTCAGACGTTTTCGCACTTCCGTTTGAACGCCAATCTTCGTCTCATCATCCAGCGCCAGTTTATCGATCTTGGACAGGGCCCGGTCTCCTGCAAGGATGTCCGCCTCGTACTGCCCCATGATGGCCGATGAGACATTGCTGACCTGGCCACTCTGGAATCCCTTCTGGGCAGTCTCGGCGTATTGCGCGCGAAGCTGCCTGACTTGAGCCGCCGTGAAGAGACCGGATTGCTGGCCCGCCTGGAGTGAGGCGTTGATATTCTCCTGCAAGACCACCATCGCTTCATCGGCGAGCGGCCCTTCCATCGGGACCTTGCGTGCAGCCGCCTGCACCATCGAGTCGAGGCCATCCAGAATGTCAGTGCGCTGGGTATCGCGTTCCACCGTCTGGGCCTGCACGACAACCCTGCGGCGACCCTCTACAGCACGACTCTGCGTCAGGATGTCGATCTGCGTACGCATCGCCGGATCCTTCTGCGCATTGAGCAGGCCCTTGCGATAGCCATCCGACTTCGCCTCATACGCCACAGGATCCGTTGCTGCCTCCAGCTCAAAGCGCGCGTACTGGTCCTCGATGTCAATCTGCGTGCGCGCCATGTAAGCCGCATTGGCCGCATCGTTGTAGGCACGGCCAAAGGCGGTGAAACCGCTCTTGAGAGTCGGTGTGCCGGTGGTCTGCGCTCCAGCCTGTGCGCCTGCGGCCGCGCGTGCCTGCGTGTAGCGCTGCCCGGCAGCCTGCGAGAAACTTGACAGCACGCTCGCGAGCTGCCCCGCGCTCTGTGCACGCGAGAAATCCGCGCCGGTCGGCTGGTACTGAACGGAACGCTCGTATCGAGTCGCCATCAGCCGCCGCCCGCGATGGTGCTGGCGGTATCAAGAAGCGTCGCGCCCGCCTGCAGATTCCCCTGCCTGCGCGCTGCCCGACCGGCCGAGGCAAGTGATACCGCCCGACGCGAGGTCATGGCGCGGTCGGTGAGGTCGTCCATCCTGGCGCGCCGTACGTCCTCCAGCGTGATCGCCCGGCGGCTGCCCGTGGTCGCATCGAGCCCCAGTGCGCCGGCTTCCGCATTCTGCGAGGCGAGCGCCTGTACGAGACGTCGACGACGTTCAATCTCGCGGTCGCGGGCGGAAGTCTCTTCTTCCTGCGCCTGACGCTTGTATTCGATCTGCTGGAGCTTGCCGGCATTGCGCGACTGGATGGCGGAAGCCGCGCCGGCGGCGGCTGTCGCACCCAGGAAGATGAAGGGGAGTGCCTGAGCCATGGCGCTAACTCGATTCGACCGTTAAGTCCATCGCCAGAATGTGAAACGGCAACGGATCATCCTGGCTCAACTCCTGCGTGAGGGGTCCCTCATCCCAGTTGCTCGACTCCTCGAGCGAATGCACACCCGTAAAGGGCTCTGGTGCCTCATCGAAATTATCGAGGTCGAAGTAGTCATCGGGCAGCTCACGGCCGTTGAACAGCACTCCGAGGGACTGGTACACATTGATGCGCGCATGCACGACGCGCTTCTTCCTCAGGAAGTTGTCACCGTTCCCGAAATCGTTATTGAGTGGCATGGTCACCACGCGCGGGTGCCAATCGAGGCCAATCTCGAAATTCGTCCCGGCGTAGGGCTGGCCATCCCCAGTGACATTGACGCTGCCGGCTGCCGGGGTGCCATTGTCGAGCACGATGTTACCGTCACGGATGCGGCACTCCTCGCCATTCAGGTGCGCAAGATTCGTGAGCACGCTTTGTCCAGGCGGAGCAAAGATGAACTGTTTTGCGGCATCCTGCCGATAGGCATCATCGAAGCGCTCGAGATACAGCACATTCACACCGTTGATCGCGCGCTGGACGGCAACATACCGTCCAGTCTCTGCAACACAGCTTGCCTTGTAGAGACCCTCAGTCGACCATTGCGAGAAAGCAGCGATCTCCTGCGAGCGCAGCGTCACGTGCACCGTCATCGTTCCATCGCCGTTGACGAGCATCACGAGGTTCGCGTCATCCTCGCCATTGCCCTGCCACGCGGACATATCGACGACATTGTTGAGCAGATGCGCCGACAAGGCCGACAGCGGCACGGAGCTGTAGGCGTCCTCCTCGTAACGAAAGAGGAAGTCACGCAGCACCTTTCGGGTTTTCTGGATAAAGACGGTCGCCCCATCGGTTGACACCGGCTTGATCGGAGCCGCGCCGTACTGGGTCTGATTCTTCGGGGCGGCATTGGCTGGCGTGATGGGTGAGACGAGAAACCGGAACTCGCCTCCTGAAGTGAATAGCTGCAGATCCCGTCCGGAGAAGATCGCCGTGATCTTGTTCAGCGTTGAGGTATTGAGCGTGATGAAGATCGCATCATCATCGAGCCCTGCGCCGAGATCGAAGTTGAAGAAGTCATTCACGACCGAGCCGAACACGGACTGCGGCAGCGAGCGTGAACCGCCGAAATAGAGCCGGCCTTCGTGGAAGGTCACGGTACGTGGCCAACCCCGGGTGTCCGACCATACCGCCTCGCGGCGGGAGACGCCGTTCGCGACCTTCACCGCCGTGATGGCGGCCGTACTGCCCGCCGTCAGCGGAGTACCGGAGATGAGCTTGTGGTTATCGGCCGAATCCTCGCCCATCGTGATCCGGAATGTCGTACCCGCCGTGAAGGCGACCGACACACCGGCGAGTCCCACGGTATAGAGTTTCTGCACCGCGCGGCGAATGTTCTCAGCGGTTGCGCTCTGCTGGTCTGCAGTGCCCACACCTTGGAAAACGATGACTCCGGTACGCGCGCCTTCCAGCTCCAGCTGGAAGGTGTTGCCTTCGACGAAATTGGTGAACGTCACATCCTGTACGTCGCTGGTCACGGCAGGCGACAGTGAATCGTCGAAATCAAACTTCGGAATGTTCTCGAATACGATCTGCTCGACCGACCAGAGGCTGTTGATCTGATCGCGGATCAGAAGGCGCGGCGCGTGATCCTCCTGCACGAGCACGGCGGCATCCGCGGATTGCGCGGCATCCACTTCGGAGAGATCAGCCCCTGGGTAGGGCAGTGGAATCGCTGAGCTGAAGGCGTCTGCATCGTCATAGATCATGCCGGAGCGGTCGGTCATGGCGACCACATAGGCTTCATCAGTGCTGATGACGAACGGCAGCGTTCTCACCGCGGAGACCGTCGTCGTCTCGGACCACAAGAGGAAATCGCGCAGTTGAGCCTTGGCGGTCCCCAGGTCGGTTGCGCCGATGCGCACCACGCGCCAGTAGCGTGCAGTCACGTCACCGCCGAAACGGCCGCGGGAGCTGCGTTCGCTCGAATCGACGATGATCTGGCCACCGCCGTTGTTCCAGATCGCGTTATCCGTGCTCCACTGCACGAGAAACTGCGTGGAAGTACCGCTCGTCAATGAGAGGCCGAGGATGTCCCAGGCACGAATGAGCTGCGGTGTGCCAAGATCGTAGTGAATGACGACGTAGGGATTGACAGTGGAGATGTTGACGGTCGTGAGTACCGCCGTATCCCAGTCATCATCCTTCGCGTTATTGGCCGTGCCGCCATTGGGCGCGGTAGCCGTGGCTCCGGTGTGTCGCGCCGTTTGCGTGAAAGGGAGCTGATCGAGATACTTCTGGCCGGGACGGCGCTTCGTGCCACCCAGCGGCACGGGGACCACGTTCTCGCCAATGCTCATGCCCTGAAAGAATTGTCGTACATCGACACGCGCGGCCATGCGTGGATCGAGCACGCCGGCAACAAATGCGGTCTGTAGATAGTGGACGCGCGGCATCTACGTTGCGAGCAACGCGATGAAGATGCTGTCCACCGCGCCGCTCTTGGTGATTTGCAACCGATCCACTGCAAGGTCGCGGATGTACCACGCCCCATTGGTGAGCGCTGTTGACGCTTGCGCTACGCCAGCGCTGGTGAACACCGGAATGCCAACACCAGAAAGTGTGCCGACCTGTGGCGTCACCGATATGGTCTCAGCGGCCAGCCCCTGGATGATCAGAGTCGCCATGCGGTAGCCGGCCAGGCTTTTCGTGGTGCCGACGGTAGCGGCTGTACCGCTCGCAGAGAACAACAGTTGCTTGGGCATGGCTACCTCGAAGTGTGAACGCGACCACGCGTGAATGGACTGTCGGCAATCGAGCGATTGGGCCGGCCCTGGGCATCAGCGAACAGCGCCCTATCTCGCTGCCGGTTGTACTTGCCCTCCATGAGCTGCACGCCGGTATCGCTTTCTGTGAGCGGCTTGATCATGTCGCGCGCGAGCGCATAGCGCATGAGCTGCGCGAAGTACGCGGGGATCTCCGACACCTCGGGCTTGAAGAGATAGTCGAGCTCCACCGTCGAGCGATTCGTATAGAGATGGTCGGCGTATATTTCGTACTGAGCTGCCGGATACACGCCGATCGGGATCAGCATGTCCGGCGGCAACTGATACGCGAATTGCCACTCGTTCAGCGGCGCATCGACTAGTTGCGACAGCGCATCCTTGGTCATCGCGAAGCGCCAGCGATTCGAGCACAGCTCGTTCTCGTAGATCGCCTCGAAGAGGTTGGCGCCGACCGTTACGCCGTAACGATTTTCGGTCAGCGATGAGGCCGGCTTCTCGCCAAGCAGCACGAGCGCATCTGAGATCAGGGAAATCTTGGTCGGCGTGACGATAGGCATCACGCGGTCCTTTTCAGGAGATCAGCGAAGACTCACGCGCCTCTTCGCCCTGGACTCTGGCCAGCCGGTCGATGCTTGGGGATTCGCTGAGCCCCGAGAACAACTGCTTGTCGATGCGAAGTTCCATCGCTGCCGCCGGCCGCATGATTTCGTACTGGCTCGTCGCATCCGGCAGGGTCGGCCATGCCGCGGCCATCGTCGCAACACGCGTTGCAGCTACGTAGCTCGCGACATTCTTTGCCTGAAATGCCCCGGTGCCACCCACGATGACGATCACGCTGCCGACGATTTTCTGGTCGTTATCGATGGTGAACGAGGCCGCTGCGTCGGTTGAAAGGGTCAGCGTGCCGGCGCCGCCGGCCGTCGCCGTTCCCCGATCGTGCGTCACCACTTGCGTGACGCGCCGCTGACTTTTCGTGGTTGAGTAAACTCTCATCGATCCTCCACGCAAAAAGAGGGGCCGGTGGCAGTCCCGGCCCGGACTTTGCCCGTCAGTCGGTATCGGTCACGACACCCACGGTCGCATCGCTGATGTCGACTACATCCGGGTTGCCACGCACCACCGAATTCACGATGTGCCACCCGTACGAAGCGACTGCCTCGTTCGACAGATCGATGTTCGTCACGGTGACGCGCTCGATGACATCGCCGAGCTTCAGCGGGCTGCCGTCCTCGTTGAAGTAGCCGGCCGTGTCGACCACGGTCGTCGCGTCCTCGGTCTTGTAGCGCCAGTTACCCGCACCTGCGTGGATGAGCCTGTCTCTGTTGTAAGCCATGGCTTTAGACCTCCACCGTCTGGATTTCGACGACGCCATCGGCATCGCGCATCACCGAACCGCACTTGATCAGGCCGTTGGCGAGCCAGCTCACCTTCTCCGGGATGTAGTTGGTCTCCTGCTTGATATCGATGCCGCAGGCATGACCCACCGCCGCCTTGTGATAGGCAAAGCTGTGCGTCTCGTCCGGAGTTGCCGCGGTGTCAATTGGCAGGCCGCCCTCATCGCGCGTCTCGATGACCGTGAACTTGAAGCCCATCCAGGAATTCAGTTCGCCATTCACGAGCGCCTTGATGGTGTTGTAGTCGCTCGAGGTGACTTCGGTTTCACCCAGAAGCTGCTCGAGACCGATCGCCGTGTGGATCAGGAAGCGATCCGTCATCGGCACACCAAGCGCATTGAGAAAGCGCGACGTGCGCCGGACCTTGTCCGGGTTCAGGCCCGTGTCCGCACCGCCCACATCCTCATCGACGATGCTGGTCGGCGTGCCATCCTCCAGCGCATCGATGATGAGCTGGTCCTCACGGCGGCCTATCGCCGAAGCGATGGTGTACGCAAGCTCACGCTGTTCGTCGAAGTTGACTTCGGCCTGGTCGAAGATGTCGGTGTACTCGGGCGCGTACCAGTTCGAGAGCGTTGCGGTCGGCTGGGTATGCACGATGTCCATCGGCACGACATCGCTCGATGGGGCTGGACGCTGTTTCGCCATGCCCTTGCCCATCTTCCTGAACTTGTAGGTGTCACCGACGACGCCACCGCGGTACGTGACTGTGCCGCGGAGCTTTCCGGTACTTTGATAAGCTTGATGTACTTCGCTGTCGAATTCCGTGTTCGCAACTTGCGAGAGGAATTTGCTCACGTGGAGCCCTCCAGATGATCGAAAACAGGGTGTTTCCGATTCGGGTGACCGATGACGGGCCGAATCTGGCGACGGCGTGTCGCCTCTTCCGGCCTTCCGTCACGGGCTCCAACTGGAGGTGACCGCTAAGGTAGGCGCAGCAATAGTAGCTCAGGAGGCTTTGCGTGCGCCACCGATGATGACTTTGTGATCCCCGGTTCCGACCACTTGAGCACGCTTCGCCCGTACCTCGGCGCGATAGGCCGGATCAGTGCCAAAGCGCGGGTCAGCCTGCAAGCGGTCGACATCCGCCAGGGTGAGCGCGCCTGCCGCAGTCTCATCGTGCTTGTGGAGCGGGGGCTGCCGGCCTGCATTCTGGACCGCCTCAAGCGCCATGAAGATCTCTGCAGGGGATGGCGCGATCCCCAGCGCACGCTTGACCGTCATCGCCGTCTGCTCATCGAAGTTCGCACCGGCCCAGTCCCAGAAACCGTTGAGCCGTTCATCCGCACGTTCACCGAGCGCCGTCTTCTCTTTCGCCCAGTCCGGCATCATGTTCGCGTATTCGTACTGCGCGAAGGTGTGCAGGACCTGCTCGAACACCTGCTGCGACATGCCGGCTTCCTTTGCCAGAGTCTGGAACTGGCCAAGGAGCGGGTCATCGGGAAGCCATTCGAGCTTGTCCTGCAGATCCTCCGGGACAGTCAGTTCATATTTCTCGGGTGCGCCGGCAAACCCCTTGAGCTTCGTGCGCAGGCCATCCAGCTCTCGACGAGCTTCAGGGTAGGCTTTCGCCTGTTCGGCGACGCTCTTGTACTTCTTTCCATCGAACCAGTCAGGCGGCTTCTCCGTGCCTTTGACACCATCGGACCAGAACCACTCGGTAGCTGTTTCCGTGGTCGTCGTTGCGGCAGGGTTTGCGGCTTTTGCCGCGTCGATCAGGTTCTCCGCGGGCGGCGTTTCCGACGTGGTTGTTTCTGCGGTGGTTGTGGTTGTCTCGTCTGTCACGGGGTTTCCGGTGAGCCGGTGGATGCGAGTTGATACTGACGGATGATTCCGACGATGAGCTTTCGCTGGCCGTCGAGCTCGGCGCGCTCCTGCAGCGATGCGGCAGCTGGGAGCGTGTGCTCGACGATGGTGCGGTAGAGATGCTGGAGCAGCTCAGGATCGAACGTGCGCACATACTTGCCGGCGAAGTCGATGGCTTTGGCGAGCTGATCCTGGCGCTGTTCCGGGGTCTGCTCGAACATCACGCCGCCTGCCGCAATGGTACGACATCGCTCCCTTGAGGCGCCTGACTCGCAGCCATCGCCTGGGCTGCGGCCTGCGCCACGGCCTGGCCCTCCTCCTCCGTGCGCAGGAGCGAAGCATCGAATCCCGTGCGCTTCGTCACCCAGGCGGGCATCTCTTCCCACTTCATGCGAGTGGCCATGGCCGCCTGAGCCGCAGGTCCACCAGCTGCCGTTGCAGCACCGATCAGCTCGAGCGACTGGCTCATCGCGAGCAGGTCCTCCTGGTCCTGTGCGCGAGCAAGCGGGGAGACGTACTTGAGCGTCACCATCTTCCCATCGACCTTGATCTTCGGCATCTTCCCGCGTCGCTGCAGAATCCACACACAGCGCGCGATGATCGGCGCGAACAGCTCCGCCATCACACGACCGAACTCCGCGCCCATGTCCCAGAGACGATTGCGATCCGTGATCGCCCATTCGGTTGCGCTCTTCACCGGCCCCTCGGTTTGCTGCGGCCCAAGCAGGATGCGTCGTACGGCTGCCCGCAACTGCTCCATGATGGCATCGGTGATCGCAAAATTGCCGCCGATGTCCAGCGCCCGGATCGAGGGGTTGCCGTTGTCATTGCTCGCCACCGGAATGATGCTGTTCGGCACGAGCTGCGCGGTGTAGGGATTGAGCACGCCATCGGAGACCGCAGTCAGGGGCGGCGCGACCTGCATCGCCGAATGACGCAATACGAACTCCTGCATGGTATTCAGCGTCTTGATGTCGGGGAGCGCGATCATCACGCGGCCTCGGCCGTAAATCTCACCGGACACCACCGAGGAGCGCGCCACGATCTTGGGGCTTGAATCCTCGTAGTCATAGCGCCACAGGATCGACTTGCTGCCGATCTCGATCACGACCCCGTAGTAATGACGGTTCTTCGGGTAGTAGATACAGCCTTCGATCAACTCGACTTCGGAATCCGGTTTCTTGCGCACCCGCTCCTGCAGGCTCTGCGGCAGATCCTTCATCTGCATGCCGGGGTAGCTGCGGATCAGATTGCGGGCGAGAACGCACCGCTTCATGAACGTGGTCTCGATTCGGCCCTTGGGGCCTTCCTCCAGCTCGATCACCGACAACGGAATCGCATCGAAGACGAGCGGATCATCATCCTCACCCTCGTTGATGGAGAGCGAACACGTTCCCACCATGAGGTCCTGCAGCACCTCGGGAATGATCGTCGTGAAGTTCGAATGATTGATGTAGTTGAAGAGGATGGCGGTTGCTTCCTGCAACTGCTCGACTACATCCGGATTTTCGGCTTCCTCCTTCGGAATATCACCACCGGGGGTGAGCTGCGCCCAGAGCTTCCAGGATGGACATAGCAGCGCCTGCATGTTGTTCGCGGCGAGATACGTCATCTCCTGCCCGGTGGAGTCGTACAGGTGAAGGTTCTTCCTCTGGCCCGGCGCGTACATGTTGAACGTCTCGCGCTGGGGCATCGTGTACTCGAAGCATTCCCGGTAGACATCGCGCCACAGATCCTTGCGGGCAGCCGCCTTGTCACGGCGCTTCACGAGCGCTGCGCCATCCTCCAGCGGTCTCGGCAATGTCTTGACGTGCGGCAATTCAGTACGCCGACCGGCCGCCACTGGGGGCGCGCGGAATCTTCACGGTCGTGCTGGCCGCAGTACCCGCGCCACTCGTGCTGGCCCGGGCCAGGCGGCTGGAGAGAAGCCGCGAGCCCTGCCGGCCGCGCAGGCCGCGTTTCAGACGCACGTTCTCCTCTTCGTCGAGCTTGGCCAGCTCTTCACGCTGGCGGTTCTGCAATTGCGTTTCGGCCTCCGTCGGCTCGGGCGTCTCCGGTTTCGGGAAAATCTCCTTCGCGCGTCCCTTGAGGAAGTTCGCCGTGTCCTTGGTGCCCTTGGCCGGGTTGTAGGCTGCGGTAAACCCGAGTTTGGCCTGCTTCTTGAAGCTTTTGCCGACATCACCCATACACCCTCCTGCAATACCGATAGAGCTGCCACGGACTGCGCACATACCACGCACGAATCCCGAGCAGGGATTTGATGAGCTCCACGCAGGTGAGCGGCCCCACGTGGAATTCCGACAACGAGTACGCATTCTCACGCATAGCGATGATGTGCTGGATGGTGGCCTCCGGATACATCGCCCATGGCGTCAGATCCTCGCGAATTACCTGCACGTCGACGAACGAGAAATGCGGATGGATCGCAACCCACACCCGCCCGTCCCGACGCAATGCCAGCACGTGCTGGAAGCCGCGCTTGAATAGCCGCCCCATGAAGTGCGTCTGGTCGTCCATGTCGCTGTACACGAGCCACCAGTCGACGGGATAGCGATTGATGGTGTCGAGGAGCGAGGAACCTTGCGCCTTCAGCCATGGCATTTACGCAGCTTTCCCTTTGGGCTTCTCGGCCGGCTTCGGATTGAAGAACTCCTCCGCTGCACGCCACGCCGCTTTCTCGCGTGCCTTGAGCTTGCGACCCTCGTCGTATTCGACGAACTTCTTCGCCGCAATGCGACGGCATTCGAGCAACTCTTTCAGAATCGAATCAGCTGACATGGGGGCTCCAGGTCATTTTGTGGACAATCGGGCCGCTCGGGATTTTCATCCCGATGTTGATGGCGCGCGGGTTCTCGCCCATCTCGATGAGCGCGTACTGCTGCGACTCGGCCACATGCGAATGCATGTCCTTGTCAGGCTTGTCGCGGTACTTCTCGGCTGAGACCTGCACGCGCTTGAGACAATAGCCGCCTGCAAGGGCTTTGCGCAGGCGAACGCAGGCGGGGGAGACCATGAGGCCGGGCTTGCCATCGATCAGCCGGCTGAGCGCGTTACCGACGGCGTCACGCCGCAAGGCAAAGTCGTTCGTTCGTGCGGGCCGCGCGTTGATGTGCTTGGCGCGCAGGATCTGAAACACGGTGTGTTCATCGGTCTGCGCGGCCTGCTCGCCGGCCGGGTCTCCCACGATGTCCCACTCGCTGACCTTGTCGAACTTCGCGATCTCAGGTCCCAGCACCTCGGCAAAGCGGCTCGCCCCCATGCGCTCGGACACGAGCTCGTGGAACGTGACGATGCGGCCATTCGGTAAACGCTGGTTGAACGTCGCGGCGGGAGTCAGACCAAAGTCCAGACCCACCGTGACCCTCTGTGGGAGCGGCGTGATGAGAGAGCTTGCACAGTGAACACTGTCCGAATACTCGGGATAAATCGCCTTGCCATCCATGACAAAACCGTACTCGCCCTTCACATAGACCTTTATCCAGTCCTCGGACTTGCCCGCCTGCAGACGCACGTAGTACCCGGGTTTCAGGTTTTCGGCATTCTCGGCATTGGATGCGAGGCCGGAGGGCTGGGCAAAGAACTCGAACAGCGGCTGGCTCTCTCCAAGCAAGCCCTTGGTGCGCAGCTCCTTCTCGGTCCGGTCGATGCTCGCGACCAGTTCGGCCTTGGCCGGGGTTGAGGTATCCCGTTCAGCGAGCGTGTACCACCAGTGCTCCGTGTCGGGTGGATTCGTGTCGAGCAGTACGCCAGACCAGCTCGAGCCCCCATCTGCCTCTGATGGATAGCGGCCCACGCGCCCGGTGAGACCATCGATCACTGACTGTGGCACTTCGCGTGCCTCGTTCACCCACGCGGCGGTGAGATTCATCGACAACAGCTTCTTCACGTCCGCCGGGCTGTCGAGCGCAAGAAACAGAATCTCTGCCTCGAACGAGGTTCGATCGTCCAGCTCACCCCGCAGGATGTGCGTTGGCGGACCCTGCGCGACCCAGTGACCAATACTCGGCGGGACGATCTCGTGCCACGTGGCAATCGTGGTCGTCTTCAGCTCCGGGTACGTGTTGCGGACGATCGCCCACTTGGAGCGCCTCACACCACGCGTGTCAGGATGCTGCTCGATGATGTGCTGAAGAATGGCGACGACACAGGCAGTCGACTTGCCGGAGCCGAACGGCCCGCGAAGGCCACGGACAAAGGCGCGTGAGCGCAGGAATGCATCAGCCACCGGGCCAGGCGGCTGGTAATTAACTGTCAGTTGGTCGTCCATCGCGATACAGGTTCACGGAGAGTTTCAGACCACCACCGATGCGAACGTCTTTCGGCAGGCGCTTGCCGAGTAGCCCCATGAATGCCTCTGGCTTCTTCTTCGCTGCCCTGACCAGCCACTGTTGCCCGCCCAGTTCCATCAGTGCACCATCGATCATCGCACCCAGCTCGCGGGTGATCTTGTTCGGCGTCCCCTTCGTGCGACCGCCCCATCGCTTGTGCCCCTTTGGTGCAGCCATACAACATCAAACCACTTTCATTAATGCCGCTCGATGTGCGAGTCCGGCGGCAGGAACACCCGCTTGCCCGTACGCGCTTTCCTGATGCCAGCCAGTGCCTGTCCGATCTCGACATCGCTCGGACCCCCCCGGCGCAGGATGCGCACGTGCAGGTACTGCATCGTGTTCTGCAGGATGGTCTCGGCCGTACCTGAGGGCAGATCGCCGTTCTTGTAGCGATGCGCAAGCTCGCTCACCGCGTCGTAGTACAGAGGCCAGTCGCGCTTGCAGGCGGCCGCTACGATCTCGCGCTCGATCTGGCCAAGTGGCATCTCCGAGACATCGAGCTTCTGGCGACGAAGCGGTGAGTCATCGGCAATCTCGAAGATCTCGACGTCGTCCGAGGTCTTCACGTGACGGTATTCGCCGGCTTTGACCTTGGCATCAGTGCGTGCGGCAATGCCTTCGTTGGCCTTCTTGCGTCGCAGGTAGGCGTGCGTGCCGTCAGTCCAGAAGGCTCGACGTGTGTTCTTCGTCTTGCCGTCCCCGCCCTTCAGACGCGGCGTTTCGATGTGAACATCCGCTTTCGCCAGAAGCCTCTGGAGTGTCGCCTGCTCTTTGGCGGTGAGCGCCATCAGGCTGCCCGCCTCTCGCGACAGGTCATTGCAGAGTGCATGTGAGCGTGACTGTCTTGTTGTCGGTGACGGTGGCAATGGCGTTGACGCAGGTGAATTGCTTCGGGGTCTCGGTAGACGGCTTCACCTCGAATGAGATTTCGGCGGTCTTCGCACTCTCGCGGCCCGCTTCATCGACGGCGGTGACTGCCGCGTAAAACCGCCCAGGAGCCGACTGGGCAAGCGAATAGCGCACACCCTCTACCGGGATGGGTGCGGCGTAGATACCGGCCTGTGTGCCCAGGTAGAGCCTATAGCCCGCGATCTTCGCAGGAGTTCCATCCGTGTTCGTGGTGACTGGGCTCCACCACACGGCGCTGAAGTCCTGCACTTCGGGCGTCGTGGGTGGCGAGGGATCTACGGGTGCTGCAACGGTCACCCCAGAAGCCTGCTTGCTGTTCCAGGCATCGGGCTGACATAGCCGCACGGTGCCATTCGCGGGAATCACATCCCAGCGCTGCCAGATGTGCGCCGGTCCCGAGAGCGTGCGGACAAGGGTTTCCGGTGAGAGTGTCGTGAGGCACGACTGCACGCCTGTGCAGCTCGAGAGCCCTCCGCCAGCGGTCCCGGCCGAACAGCTCACCACACCGGCATGCGCAAGATTCACCCACGAGCCGAAAATGGCGAGCGCGAGACACAGAAGCCAGAGCGTACGATTCAAGTAGGACCCCTTCGCTGTGATCATCGCATCAGCTGGTTCGATGTGGAATGCGCGATTCGCGCAGTGTTGTAGCGTTTGACCGCCGCGAAGAGCAGGCGCCGGACGCTCGCCTCATGCACGCCGTACTTTTCCGCGAGCTCCTTGACGGTGGGGAGCTGCGCCTTCAGTTGCGCGAGGCGCTCGATCTCGGCATGCAATGCGGGGTTGGGTCTCATCGGAAGCGGAGCTTGTGCGCGAGACGTTCCAGTTTCCGCTCATGACGCCGGAAGAACCGTCTAGCCACTGCATCGACATCGACCATCTCACCAGCTATTCGACGTTCGTACGCTTCCCGAGCAGCGACGGAGATAATTGCGGTCTGCGGGCGGCGGTATGGATTCTTTCCGCGCAGGACTTTCGGCAATGAGGTTGGCTCGAGCAGCCGTTGACGGTCCTCGTCCTGAATGCCTTCGATAAGTTTTCCCAGGCGCGTGGAACATCTGATCGACTTCGATACATTCGACCTGAAAATCAGGTCATTGGCCGCTTCTGCCGGGAAGCGTGGAACATCGAAGTGCAGCCCGAGCTGCTTCATGCGATCTTCGCTCCGATCGCGCGAATCGCTTCGTCAGCCGTCTTCACGAGCGGAACCTGCCAGTCACGCAGGAACTCGAGTTGCTTCGGATCCCGCTTCCTGTATTTCGTGATGCCATCGACTTCGAGCAGGTGTATCGCGCCCCGAAATCGAACCAGAAGGTCACACGGACGGTCGAGGCGTTCGACGTCCGCACCGATACCTTCGAGTGCGTCGACGATGTCGCCTTCGGTTTCGTCACGGCGTTTGCCGCACCAGGCTGGACGACTCACGCTCGTTTTCCAGCTCGCACAGATGCTTCGCCTCCTCGGGAGTCAGACGCACTCCGAGTCCCGTCTGCGGATACTCCCGGCGCCCCGCGATCACCTGAACCTTGAACGCGTGGTACATCGGCCTGCCGTACACGAGCACTTTCGCAACGGAGAAGCGCCCACACTGAGTCAGAACGTATCCAGTGTCTTTCCCAGTCTTCACGTGCTCCAGCCACACCAGAGGCTCCCGAACCCGGAGCTTCTCCTTCGGAGACTCCCCTACGGGGGACGTCGCATCCCGGAGTGAAGAACCCGAAGGAAGATGACGTTTCAGCGTTTCCCACATGTCCTCCTGAGTGACCTCTTTGCGAGGCGGATGCATCGGGCTGTAGGCGGATTGGCTCATTGGGCATACAATCTGCTTGCGATGTTAACCACCATGGGAAAGTTGCTCACACTGCTGCTCGATCATCCCGAGCTCGCCCGCGAGTTCCCGGTGCCCTGTTGCCTGTGGGGATACATAGAGCGGGATGACGACGAAGCAATCAGAACAACTCTCCCCCTCGTCTTTCACGATTCACGGCCTTGCGATCGAGCTGACGCTCGAATCGCTCTCGACTCTCGTCACTGATCTCTATTCCGACGACTCGTCTGATCCAACCCTCACGTGGAGGCCACCCGATCCCAAGCGCCTCCAGTTGATCTCGCGTCCAGCCTCCGTTTCCATTCTGGTACCGCCTCACCCACTCTTCGGTGACCTCAAACATTGCAACCTCCTGAGACATACGTTTTAGGAAACGGCTTCGGACTTCCGAGCACGCCAAGACCCCTGGAACTGAATCCAGTTGTCTTGGCGACGTGTTGAGCACACGTCTCGAGGTATCCGTATTCGTCAACCCTCGGCCCCTTGCTGTGTTCAGCTCAGAGCTGGCGGACCCTTCCGGCGATTCACACCGTCACAGCACTGTGGTCCACAGCCTTCATCCGGGCACGACCTGCAGGCCATCCACAGTCAAGGGATGGCAAGTCAATGCGACAGATGAAGGTTCCTCACCAGGGGGTGGTCTGCTGTTGCCGGTCGTACCACCTTTGAAAACACAACCCCCGACCGGGACACTTTCGTGGGACTCATGAGGGTTGCGGGAATAGATCGCAGCGGTCGGCCCCGGAGCTGACACCTCGGGGCTCGTGAGAATGGGAGAGCACTCACGAACGGACTCAGCAGATGTGGGCCTGCTGCCGCTGCGATGTTCGAGAAGCCGTTCGAGCTCGGCGCGGTTGAGCTGATCGTGAAGCGCCGGGGCATCTCTGTGCGCCGCGCGGAAATCCCGCAGGAAATCGGCTGCCCACATCAGCGATCGCTGTTCTCTCGTCATCGACCACTCCCGCTCAACTCAATCGCCGTGCTGCGACCGGCGCCAACTTGTCTTAATCGAAGAGCAAGCAAGAAATGCCTATTTTCATAGGACTTTCGTGCTGGCTCTTATTGTCTTAGAAGATTTGCTTCTACACTGTATGGACAGAATCTTGATCCATACAGTCAGGTTAAGTTGAACCCCCTTTGCGCAGGAATCCGACTTCAGTCAGGGTGCGCATAATAAGAACGAATTAGGCGGGAAGCGCTTGCGAAGCGCGGTTTCGGCTGTACCAGCCGATGTAATCAGTCGGGTCGTACTTCAGCGCGCCGCGCGTTTTCTGATGCAGGCGGGAAGCCTGGAACGGCGGGATCTGGTCGCCCCATTTGCTGACGGCAGCCTTCTGGATGCCCAGCGCGCGAGCGACCGCGGCCTGGGAACCATAGTGCGCGACAGCGTCCTTCTTGAGCATAGGACCGCTACGGTATCCCATGGGCAACCGCGAGGTCAATGATGGGAGACCGGGTTTCGTTCAACCATGGCTTCCGATGGACGAAACCATGGCAGAACGAATCAAGAGGCTCCGCGAGGCGCGCGGGCTTACTCAGCCCGCGCTCGCGAATCTGTTAATTTCGATGGGAGCGCCGGCGACCTTGACGAAAGCCGCGATTCACAAGTGGGAAAGCGGCGACACAAAAAACATGCAAAACGCCACGTTTATCCTGCTGTGCCAGGCTCTGGCGACGGATCCGCCCTATGTGCTCTGGGGTCCGACCAGGATACCCCCCGAACAGCGCATCTCGAGAACCACCGCTGGCGCGAAGCAGAAGGCTTAGCCTGGGATAACTGAGCCTGAAGTCTGCCCAAATCACGTTTTCTAGCTGAAACGTTCGGATCCACTTCTTCATAGTCCTCTTCCGTTGAGCCCCGAGTCCACTATGCGGGCGACCTCCTTTCCGTAGTTGACGGCCCGCGCCTATCGTCTCTATAGGCCGACAGTCTACCCATTCCTGCGCATCGCGCGCTCGTGACTTGCATCGCAGATTTGATTCAATCGCAGCGCATCACAGCGCTTTAGGTATCCTATAGTTGACCCTCGGTGTCCCATAGGATACTCTGGCTTCCATGCTCCAGCACCGGAGCCGGGAGGTCGGATGGACATCATCGAGCTGCTGAATCGCCTGGCCACGGAACGGCTCTGCCGGGAGTTTCGCGAGCGCGTCTCGAGCGACCCGATCACCTACGTCTGCGATGACGGCGATATTTTGGCCGCGGCGATTGTGGTGATGCCGTGAGTCACTCCCAGAGCGTCAACGCGTCGCCACTTACTGTCGCGACCGTCATATCGAAAATTGGCGGCCAGATGAGTGTCGGTGCGGATTGGATCGCTGGCGGCCCCCAAGGCCACTATCCGCAAACAGTTCAGTTGTCTGGTGACGAGTGGGCGGTATTGCAGGCTTACGCGAATCGACCTCCACAAACGACCACCGAAATAGTGGACGCCTTGGAAGCAGCCGCAAATGAGCTGTGGAGCATTCCAATGGCATCGACTCGGGTACTGGATCAGGTTCGCGCGGCGCTTCGCAAGGTGCGGCCATGACGCGCTCTCAAGAAATCAGTGCGCTTTTCGTGCACACGAACGGCCACTATTTCGGCCTGGAGGGCGTGGACCCCTGGGACATTGCGCGCGATGCGCGTAAGTACACCGGGCCGTATCCTGTAGTCGCTCACCCGCCTTGCAATCTCTGGGTGTCCTTTGCGTGGGTGAACTTCGCGCGGTATGGCGGTGAACACAATCGCCCCGGCAATGACGGTGGCTGCTTCGCCTCTGCACTAGCCTCGGTCCGTCGTTACGGCGGCGTGCTCGAGCATCCTGCGTTCTCGCATGCCTGGAAAGCGCATGGACTCACCGCGCCAACCAATATCGGCTGGAATGCCTGCGGTCCCAGCGAATGGGTTTGCGAAGTCTGGCAGTCCGCGTACGGCCACCGAGCACGTAAGCGAACCTGGCTGCTCTACAACGGCTACACAGCTCCCGTGGAACTCAGATGGGAACGGAAAGCTGCTGAATTTCAAGTCGGCTACTACGATCAGCGTGGTCCTGCTCGCAACAAACCGACAGTGGGCAAGAAGGAAGCGAGTGCTACGCCACCTGCTCTCCGGGACGCACTGATTGCGCTGGCGCGCGGCTCGCGCCCTGCGATCGCGGAGGCAGCATGAGTCAGTGTCACACCGTGACCGCCTCGCGCTACGTGCCCATCGAATGCGCTCCGGGCGTGTGGCGCATCTGGGATGACCTGACCGGCTACTACGCGTGTCACCACATCGTGGGCAGTCGCGCGGAGGCCGAAGCCGTCGTCGATAACTGTCTGCTGTGGCGGAGGATCGCATGAACCCTGAAGTCACCATCCATCCTGCGTCCAATGCTGAAGCCCGTTACAGGAAGGCATTGCTCCGGATCATCGAACTCGGCGAGCGCCATGTCGAGGAAGCCGCGGGCAAGCGCCTATTCGACTTCCGTGAAGCTATCCGAATCGCGAGCGAGGCGCTGTCGGATGATCGGGAAAGCCTAGGAAACAAGCCATGAACGCCGAATTCCGCGAGTTGCTTACGAGCATCGTCCAGCCGCCGCGCCTACGTGACCTGCAGCGGGAACGCGAGACTGCGTGCATGGCTATCAAGGAATTCGGCGGTCAGGCCAACCACTACCTGCAGCAGAAGCGTCTCGCCGAGCTGCGGCTGGCCGAGATCGATGCACAGATCAAGCAGCATTACGGAGTGATCCCCTAATGGCCGGTATCCCGACGTCCAGGCGTCACGGCTTGGCTCGCACAGCGGAGTACAAGTCATGGAAAGCCATGCGGGCCCGGTGCACTGATCCCGCGCATGCGCAATTCACTGACTACGGCGGACGGGGAATTGGAGTATGTCGGCGTTGGCTACATTCGCCTACCGAATTTGTGGCAGACATGGGCCTTCGCCCATCTCCGAATCATCAACTCGACCGGATCGACAACGATAAGGGTTACGAACCTGGAAATTGTCGTTGGGCTACGCCGAAACAGAATTCACGAAATCGGCGCACAAACCTCCGGATCACATTCAACGGCCGAGTGACAACGGTTTCGGAGATCGTCGAAGCGACGGGTATTCCATACCTGCGAATTTGGGAGCGACTTAAAAGAGGGTGGCCCATTGAAAAAGCTCTTGCCTTAGCCCCGCACAAAGGGAAAAGAGATGCCGAACGTATTTAGTTTCCGCGACCTCGTGGCCGAGCGTAATGAGAGCGCCACCAAGGCCCGCGACGCCGCGTGGGACGAATTTCTCCGCACCATCAGTGTCCTGCGCAAGGCCCAGGATGCGATGGATGCCGCGCACCGTGAGTACCTCCGGCGCGACAACGAAGTAAGGCGCGTCAATGGGAGTTGAGCCGCTCAACAAGCTCCAGCTCGTGACGATGGCCGCGAACATGAATGCGGACACCGTCCGCGAGCAGCAGAAGGCGATTCGAAAGCTGGAGGCTGAGAACGCGTCCCTCCGCCGGCTGATCAAGCCGCTGCTGAAGTTTCGCAAGGGGAAGAAGCGATGACGGTCAAGACGCAGGAATTCGAACTGGTAGCGCGCCGCGAGTGCGCGGAACTGCTGACAAAGGTGCGGGAGGCGTTCGCGCCGTCCGAAGGCATCGAGGCGATTGTGATCATCGCTTTCACCCGCGGCGCAGCGTGGGCGCTCGACATCGATGTGGACAAGACGCTGGAGGCGAAACATGTCTGACGAAACGATGAGCCCATCACGAGCGGAAGTTGCCCGAGTGATGGTGGCCGCGGACCTGTACGGCGAATCCTTCCCGGCGAGAGAGCTTGGATTCAGGCCGAATACCTCGCTTTACCAAGGGCGCGCGTCCTTGCATGGCAAAACCCATCGTGAGGTAACGCTGGTGATGTACCCGGACAATTCGGAGAAGCACAGCACGATCGACAACTGTCGCTGCTTCGACGTCACCGGGCCGCTCGGAAACCTACACGGCTACATCGATGACCGCGCATTCAGCGCAGTTTGCGAGGCGCTCGGCGTTCTAGAGATGCGCACATGACTGAGCCTCCACTTCTGGAACTCTGCGACTGCTGCGGCGGTGATCGCGGGTTCGATGATACCTACATCGACCGTAGCCATGAAGTGCGCTCTGACTGGTATTGGTGCGATCACTGCGACGGTACCGGCTTCATGCTGATCGAAGCCGAGCCGATTGAAATGGAGGACTTAGCATGACTCACGATCAAAAACCTCCTGACCTCGTGGTCACGAAAGACGGCATTCCGTTCAAGGATCAGGCCGAAGGCATCCGACAGTTCAAAGCCGCGTGTCGTCGTTCTGAGGCGCAGTCCAATGAACAGCGGAAGGACGAGCGCACCGGTGCGGATCGCTGCTGGATATGGCGCGATCACATGCACTACCCGCAGGTTGCGTTCACAAAGCCGGACCGCGTCCACAAGGCCGTGGAGTACATGCGCGTGTACTCCCGCGAGGAGGTCGAGCGGCTGGCCGACACCGAAGCTGGTGTCGATACGCAGCAACTGATCAACAGCCTCTACCGAACTGTCGACGGACAGCGACGCGAGATCAATCGGCTGAAGGCGAAGTTAGAGGCGCTTCATGCCGCACTAGATGGAGTCACGAAGTGAAAGGCTCGCAATCAACCTATCGGCCAGTTGCCGGGACTCGTTGTCTGCTCTCGGGGCCGAATGAGGACAACGAGCAGGGATACGTGTTTGGTGAGACGACGATCCTATGGCGAAACGACACGTTCGTTCTCTACGGCAATGCAGGCTGCTGGCCGGTGCTCAACAAGTGGGAGCATGTGATCGCGAAGCCGCTGGAAGTTGACAGCGGACGAGACTCACAGCCCACTGGGCTCGCCTCAAAACAGATGACGGTTGGCGAGTACAGCGAGATGGCTGGCGGCTATCCGGTGATCTGCGGTGAGAGGCGCGTCGCCACGGAGGAGCGCGACGAGTTACTCCGCCTCTGGCTCAAGGCGTACGGCGTCGAGGGCTCTGACGGCGGGCTTAGTCATCGAACCCGCCTCGTTTTGAAAGTATCGGACTGCCTTGGCGGGCTGTGCGAAGTGAAGAACGGTAAGCAACTCTACTGTGCCAAGCACTGGAATGAGTTACCGGAGAAAACAAACGACAAGCCAGCCGGAGATGACAGGTGAGCCTCGAATACGGCATCCCGATCCTGCTCACGCTCGGCGCCTTCTGGATTCTGATCCGGATGGAGACGAAGCGACCCGATGTACTGCCGCCTCCATCGAAGGATGTCGAGCGCAGCAACGATGCGGGCTGGTGGACGTGATGGGCGAGGACGGACCCGGTTGGGAACAGCAGGAGGCGTATGAACGCGAGAGATGGGATGAAGAACAAGAACTCGAGCGCATACGCCTCCTGACTGAGGCGCTACGGGAAGAGACTATCGCTTTCGAACAGGCGAACAAAGAATTTTGGGATAACTGGAGAACGATGTATGCCGAAGGTATTGCCACTGAGGGATCGGTTCGCGCAGTTCATCAAGCCGATGAACGCTCGCGGATGCCAACTGTGGCTAAGCGCACAGGATGAGCACGGCTATGGCTTGTTCTGGCACAGCGGACGTTCCGTGCGTGCTCATCGCGCATCGTGGGAGATACACAGAGGCCCGATTCCCAAGGGAATGAAAGTCCTGCATCGCTGCGACACGCCTTCCTGTGTTAACCCGGCTCATTTGTTCATCGGCACGCAGAAAGACAACATTGATGACATGCGCCGCAAGGGTCGTGATCGCTTTGATGCCAATCCCCCGCGCGGAGCACGCCAGTGGACTGCAAAACTGACGGATGAAACCGTCAGAGAAATTCGGGCTGATAAACGAAAACAAACAGCCATTGCGGCTGCATACGGGATCACTCAAAGCCAAGTGTCCCGTCTCAAAAACGGAAAGCGTTGGCAACATTTAGGAGAATAACTGTGGCGAAAGTGAGCGACATGATCCAGAGCAAGTTCCTGCGCAAGGAGGACTTCGAAGAGGATCAGGTGTGCACCATAAAAGGCGTCGAGCTTGAGGCAATGCAGCAGTCGAGCGACACCAAGTGGGTGTTGCATTTTCGCGAGCACGCGAAGGGGATGGTGCTAAATACGACCACCATCCGCGTCCTCGAACAGGCTTTCGGCGACGATTCTGACGCGTGGATCGGCCAGAAAGTCATGGTGTACGTGGACCCGAGCGTATCCTTTCAGGGTCGCGTGGTTGGAGGTCTGAGGCTTCGTGGACCGCGCAAACAGGCGGCCCCCAAGCCTGCCGCTGCGGCGATCACCTCGGCTCAGGCGCCCCCGGCTGAGTTCGACGATTCGGATATCCCGTTCTGATCATGACCAGCGTCTCGGACATGATGCGGGAGATGGCTCCGGAATGGACGCTCGCGGACACGTTGCGTGCGAAGAAATACGTGCACGACATGCTCGACATCATCAACACCTGGGACGAGCGCGCGATCCGCTCGCGCATGACTGAACTGGTCAATGACGACCGGGTGTTCGCTGCCGTGGTGTACACGATGCTCCCCGCACCGATCCGGCGCTTTTTGGATGATCCACCATGAGACTCTCAGACGGCCAGATTGAACGACGGATGCAGCAGCTTCGCGAGACGGTCGAGAAGTACGCGAAGGCAAAGGCCGACTATGAATATCTGGAGGACTTCAAGAAGTCGAAGATCGCCATCCTCATGAAGGAAGCCGAGAAGCAGGGGTTCTCGACTGCTGCGGCGCAGGAACGTGAAGCTCGCGCCCATCCGGACTATCTCGAAGTTCTCGAAGGTCTGCGTGTTGCCAATTACGAGGCCGAAAAACTCAAACGCGAGTTGTGGCTGGCCGAACTGGCATCCGAGATCTGGCGCACGAATGAATCGAGCCGCCGGGCAGAAATGCGGGGGTACGGTACTTGAAGCATTCCACGGGAACGCCGACCGTTTACGAGGCGCGTCGCATCGATGATTTCAGCCTCGTCGGCTGTATTGCCTGCTGGATGCTGGGCTATCCAGAGACGCCTTATGACGTCCAACATTTTCTGTCCGGCGGCACGAGACGCGGTCATGCCGCCACTTGCCCGCTGTGTCCGGCTCATCACCGTGGCGTGGACTTCAGTCCGTCACTGCACCTCGTGAGCTTTGCGACTCAGCCACGAACGTTCCGCCAGGTATTCGGCGATGACGACGAGTTGATCGCATTGACCGACAGGCTGATCGCGATTGAAAAGCACAGGCGTCACATCCTCAGGATCGACGCGCTGTCCGAAGCGGAGAAGAGCCTATGAGCTTTCGAGCGATCTTTACTTGCGACATTTGCAAGGAGGACACCGCTAGAGCCGGAATTCTCGGCTGTCGATTCCAGAATCTGCACGACTTCAAGTTATCGCCGCCAGAGTCGACCGATGGCACGCACATCTGCAATCGATGTCTTGACCAGCTTCGTGTGCAGCTTGGTCCGAAGAGAGTAGAGGCGAAGGCATGACCTCCGGCAAGCATCCAGATATTCCCGCCATCGTGCGTGCCATGCCGCACAAGGTGGCTGTCTACTATCGCGGGATTCTGTACCGCTGGAAGCAGTGTGGCTACGTGGAATGCGCCAGATGGTTTTGGAAGAACTACACGAACCATCGCAACAGGGACCACGGGCACGGAAAGCACAAGGTTTATTGCTGTGACGAATGCCGCTTGGCGAACTGGAAGATTCTGAATAGGGAACGACAGCGACGCTGGAAGAAGCGACAGGTGGAAGGCTTGATCAGATGATTACTACAAGCGACGGAGTGCGCAACTATGAAAGCCTGGATCGTACTGATGTCGATCACGCTCGGAAGCCATTCCGAGACACACGCGCTCGGTTACTTCCTGAACGAGGACGCGTGTCGTCGCTGGGCGAGCATGTACAGCACAGCGTTGCTGGCGAAGCAGGAGAGCGGAACGGTGATTGGTATCTGCTGGACGGAAGCGGAGTTCCGGCGGCTCAAGCCGGACATGCGCCTCGAATTGAGGGACTCGTAGTGGTCGCTCTCGGACTCCTGCTCGCCGGCTGTGCTGAGCAACTGCTGCGCAAATGTACGTCCGAGGACGAATGCGCCAAAAACGGCTGCGAGATGCGCGCCACCGACGAAGGGTATCGCGCCCTGATCTGCCGGGACACGATGGAGAACGGGTGCTGGCGTCTGCGGTCGTGGATTGAGGGCGATCCGATGATCACTAAGGATCAGATGCTCTCTCGCGTTGGTCCATGGCATTGCCCGGAGACCGGAACATGAGCACCGAAACGGTAATGCAGATGCAGCGAAAGATTCGCGCCTGTCCTCAGGTGTGGCTCGTGTGGGTCCGCTGCGATGGCGAGCAAAGCCTCGAAGCGATCTACGACAACCGCGAGGCCGCTGACCTGCACGTCAAGCACTACAACGGCATGAAGGGCAACGCGGCCGGTTACTACGGCAAAGCGCACGTTGGGCAGTCGAACGTGTTGACGCTTGAAATAGCGCAGAGGTTCACGAAATGAATGCTCCGCAGTCCACTGATCTTGAAAGCCTGCCTGAAGACCTGCGCGACGCGGCCAAAGTACGCGAGCGTGGCACCATGCTCAACATGCTGATGGAACAGCGAGACGCCGCGTACGCCGAACGCAACCAGTGCGTGGCGTTAATCGCTCGCTTGGTGATGAAGATGGGCGGTTTTGCAGGCGTCACGAAGACGGCCATCGAAGGCTGGGAGCCCGAATGGCACAACTGCATCTATATCAACCTGCCGACCGGCCAAGTCTCGTGGCACTTCCATGACCGGGAAGCGCATTTCTTCACTGGCATCCCTCGCATCAACACGATTTGGGATGGACACGACACGCCAGAGAAGTATCGCCGCGTGAACACGGCATGGGAGTAGAGGCGATGACTGCAGACCTTGTGAGTCAGCTTCGCTTCCTGCGCCGTACCGCGAAATTTAAGTACGCAAAGGATGAGCTCTACATTGTCGGCGAGGTCATGCACAACGCAGCCGACGAGATCGAGCGCCTCGACGCCGACGCCGCATGCGAACGGGCGGAGAAGGAATCGCTGAAGATTCAGGTTCTGTACCTGATGCGTGCGCTCCACGCCAAGCAGGCCAAGATCGATGCGCTGATGCTGGAATTCTGTCCGGGCGAGATGTCGAAAGAGCAGCGCGACGAATGGGCAGAGCATCAGCGACCCGCCGACGATGTGTCCGGTTGCGCGGTATGCGGCGAACCGACGCTAACCGACAGAAAATATTGCAGTGAAATTTGTGAGTCGGACGCGACGCCGCGCTGACACAAGGCCATGAAACCCAAGATCGCAGAAATGGAGTGCTTCGAGGAAGAGTGCGGCTGGATCGGCGATCGTGCCGATGCGCTGTGCCCGACTGACGATCCAGACGACCTGCGCTGTCCGGGATGCGGGACACGCCTTACTGTGAGCGAGGAAGTAACTCGATGAAGCTCCCCACGAAAGAGGCCGCGAAGCTGTTTGCGGATGGCTATACGAAAGGCCATCAGGAAGGGCTGAACAGCAGCGCCAAGACGATCGCCAAGCTCAATCGCCGTCTAGCGTATCGAGCACATCGCGTACAAGTCCTCGCGCAATGGCGTCGAGATGCCATCGACCGGCTAGGTCTCGGGCCGCAGGTGATTGCAGAGATCGACAAACGCGTGAAGCTCCGCAGATAGATGGCCTACGCCTCACATGGCTGAAGTCCCCTTTAACGCGCTCGCGCGATTGGCCGACACCAGAAAGGTGAAAGCGGTCGCTGCGTGGTGCGCGCGAAATCGAATCCTGACGTTCAGGGATTCGAAGGGACGACCATGCACAACAGAGGCTGCGCTTGACCGCGCCCTCTTCCGCGGCAAGGATGCTGAAAACGAACCGAACTACGGACCGCCACCGTGGCAAAGCTCTCTTGCGGACTCTCAATCCCCGCTGTCGTCGAGAAGGACGGCCGGTACTACAAGATCATCCGCAACAAGTGGCACCCGCTCAGCAGGATCGACGAAGGGGTCAACGCGCTTTACCGGGCGCTCTACGAACTCGACCCCACCCGGCCCGGGACGATCGGCGAGTTGATCAACGTGTACCGCGCCGCTGGCATGGACGAGCTCGCCGAGGCCACCCGCCAGGACTATGGGAAGATGCTGCCGCGGCTCGCGCATCATTTCGGCCACATCCGTCTTGGAATGCTGAAGCCCTCGCAGATTGCGGTGTGGCTCGAGACGCGCCGGAAGGCCGGCAAGGGAGCGATCCGCGCTAACCGCGAGTTCGCTGTGCTGGCGAGCATCCACAAGTTCGGCATGCGCCAAGGCTGGGTCGAGGCGAACCCCTGCCGCGGCGTTCCCCGAAATACTGAGCGGCCGCGCAGCCGGGTCGTCACGGACGAGGAATTCTTAGAGGGCTTTAACCGCGCTCCTGAGGCGTTCCAGGACCTGATCGCAGCGGCCTACCTCTCAGGTGTCCGGCAGACCGATATCATCGCCTGGAGCCGCACAGCTCATTTGCGGCCCGATGGCATCCACTACGTCCAGAGCAAAACGCGCAAGCCGCACCACGTTGAATGGACCGATGCCCTGCGCTACTTCGTCCGGCGCGCGATGGCCCGATTCCCCGATGAAGACTTGGTATTCCTGAACACCCGCGGGCAGCCGTGGACGATCTGGGCGATCAACAGCCAGAAGCGCCGGCTGGAGCTGGATTGGTGCTTCAAGGATCTGCGGGCGAAGGCGCAGACCGATTCACCGCATTCCGTGCTCGGACACGGCGCCGCGCTCGAAGCGGTGTACCGAAAGGCGCTGCGCACGAGGCCGGTGCGATGAATATTCTTAGAGGCTGCGGAGCCACCCTTAGAGGGAAATTGGTGGGGTGGGAGGGAATCGAACCCTCGACCAGCGGATTAAAAGTCCCCAAGACAAGCACGTGCCGCTGCAGTAACACGCATATTTTCCTCGCTGTCAGTCCTCTAGGTCGCATGTCTGGGGCTGCGGAAATACGGTATAGTCTTAGAGGAGATGCCTCGCGATCTGCCGCCCCGGCTGCACTTCAAAGACCACGGGTATTACTACGTCTATCGGAACAAATGGACGTATGTTTCGGACACCAGATTAGGCGCCCTGCGCCGGTACATCGATACCTTCGCGGATTCCGAGGACCTTCGTCGGGCGGCGGCTGCCCTGATGAACGATCCGAAAGAGTTGAGGCGCTATACATCCGAGTCGTACAGGCGCGCCAAGAAGAACGCGGTAACGCGCCAGATCGAGTTCCGGCTCACCCGTGCGGACTACGCCGAGATCGTGGCGCGCGCCGCCGGCAGATGCGAAGTCAGCGGGATCGCGTTCGACCTGCAGTTGAGGCCACGTTCACTTCGACGGCCATTCGCCCCGAGCCTCGACCGCATCAAAGCGCACGAGCCGTACACGGTCGAGAACTGCCGGCTGGTGTGTGGACTCGTGAATGCCGCCATGAGCGATTGGGGCGAAGAGCCGTTTCGATTCGTGGCGACGAAGATGGCCGAGCGCGCGGGCTGGTACGAACCAGACGAGTGAGAACGGGTGGCCCGGAGTTTAACCGGGGCGCTAGGCTCGTAAGAGCAGTCAAATGGCACCGCCTTGCGGCGGTTACGGCCATCCACCCGCCGCGCACCCTACGCGCGCCCTCCCCTTCTCGCAAGGCTCTGGACGACAAACTGTCCGGTGAGCATTCCGCATTCAATGGAGATGGTAATGTTCGTTGAGTTCGACCCAGAGCATGAAACGTACTCGATTCATGAGGGTGCCTTGATTCGGAGCCGCTTATCGCCGGCTGCCGCCCGGCAACTTATGGATGCGCCCAAAAACAATTGCGACGCAATCATGGCGGCTGCCAGACGCGCTGCCAGCGCATCAGCGGAGTCCAAATGAGACTCGGCGATATTATTCGCGGCTATCGGCTGCACAAAGAATTGGACCTGCGCACGCTTGCCGACGAGATTGGTATTGGCCATGTGACGCTGATGAGAATCGAACAGGGTCATGAACCGAGCGGCGGTTCGCTGGCGAAGATAATCATCTGGCTCACGAAAGAGTCGGAATAACCGTGGAAGCGCCTCGATGAACTGGAGTTGCGAGACCTGTCGAGACACCGGCGAGATCGACGAGACGCTCGGCGGCATCGGCACGTCTGATCCGCACTGCCCATGCCCGGATTGCGTCACGCCTGCGCCGTCGGCGCCGATCTGCATATGTCGACGATTCTCGCGCGGTCTACGGCTCGTGAACCTGCGATGCCGCGCTCACCCCACGAACGAAGGGCCTGCGCGGTGACCGCCATGACTACGGGCGTCAATGTGCTGTGGCGGCACAAGATCCGTCCCGAGCACCGCGTAGGCTTTTCTCCGCCACAGCCAGCGGAGCCGAAGTGAACGCGAATTGGCGCCCGCACTGCCATGCGCCGGGCATCTGGTCAGTCGTTCGGCACACCACGACTGGGCGCGGATACTTCGACTACCTCAATCCCGCACATCTGAAGTGGCACGAGGCGCGTGCGAAGGCGCGCGAGGCGAACCGAGCTACTGAACCACAGACACCACCTCATGAGGACTGAGTATGGCCGAGATAAATCCTGGTACTAAAATCGCGCGCCTGATCGAGCGCATGAGGCCGTTAGCGGATTGGTATGCACAAAATCGGCCGAGCGTGGACACGATCCGCGTCACGGCGGATGATCTAAAGCTACTAAGCGACAATGAGGCGGCTGCCATCGCCAATGGGATCTACGCCGACAACAAGGGCCTGAAGTGGCGCAACTTCTATCTCAAAAGCGCGTAGGCGCTGTTCAACCAACATGAAGTCTCGGGCGGTAGTGGAATCGGTAGACACAGCAGTTCTCTGCCGTCGGATCAGCTATCGCGCAGTAGCCCCGGCCCTGAAGGTTCGAATCCTTCCCGCCCGACCATTGGAACTGAGCAATGTTCGTTGAGTACGATCCGAAGCGGAAGACGTATACGCTGCGAGAGCAGGTAAGCGGGGCAATCCTATTCGCTCAGCTCTGTGAGGCTGCCACGATCATGAGACTTGAGGCGCCGCCTGAGAATGCAAAAGCGATCCTCTTCGCGGCTCGGCGAGCTGCTGGTAACTCAGAACAAGCTCGCACATGAAAGTCTTCGATCAAACACTGTATGACCGGTTAGTCGACAAGATCCGATTCGATCTGGAGACAGCTTGCTGGGTATGGCACGGCAGCATGCATCCAACCGGCTACGGTGAATTCCACTACAAGGGCCGGAAGTGGAGCGCGCACCGCGCTATGTGGAAGGCCGTATACGACGAGTTCGACGGTCTGGACGTTTGCCATCGATGCGATAACAAACGCTGCATCAGCCCTCTGCATCTCTACTTGGCCACGCATAAACAGAACCTACGGGACGCGAGCAAGAGCAGGCTCTTACAAGGCCAATGGAAGACGCACTGCAAGCGCGGCCATCCTCTCAGTGGTGACAATCTCTACATCCAGCCGCAATATGGATTTCGCGGTTGCAAGCAGTGCCAGAAAGATCGCAAGAATCAGAAGTGGATCGAAGATCCGGAATATCGAGCGCGTGTCTACGCACGCCAAAAGCTCAGGCGCGAACAGATGCGCCAAGCGAGGTCAGTTTGACAAATCTTGAAAGCCTGCATCCGAATATCGGCCACGGGCACGTATTTGCACGCGCAGACGGTGTAAGGGCTCGATGCGGCGGACCGGGAATCTACGCGGAGTGTTCGCGCGACTTGGCGCGCCATAGAGCAGGATTGTCACGCGAATCTGAACCTAAACCGCGCGTCTATACCGGATGGCTTCGGCTGGAGAATGGCGTCGAAATGCTCGGCAACTGGGTGCGCGAGGATGAGATACCCGCCGCCAAGCCGACCCCGACTCAAGATCCCTATCGCCCGAAGAACACGGCGGATGTATGACGAATCAGCAGGCATTGGCAAAACAGCATGCACTGGAGTGGCTCGACAGCGTGATTCCCAATGCCAAGCAATGGTGGGGCATGGGGTCAGCGGACGTGAATTCACTGAAGGAAATCCGCCGGTTCATCGGCGGCTTACCCGACGAACCGCCACGTGACCCTAAAGGCTCATTTGTGGACCGGCCGGCCGAAAACCCTCAGTGGACGCCTGAGCAGATCGCGGAATTCCGGGCGCGACAAGCGCAGAATATATGCCAAGGATGCTTCCGGCCGGTATCCGCCTGCGTGTGTTCACAGATGAACCGGGGAGAAAAGCCGTGATCGACAACATACATCTTCTCTCCATCGAAGCCGAGGCGCGGGAGTATTGCGACCGACATGAGATCCGCGACTACGACTCCTTCCAGCGAATCGCCGTCAGCTTGAGGCATCAGGCGTTTCTGCGCGCTATTGAGCCACTCAACGCGATGAAGCGGCGTTGGATGAGCTTGTGTTTGGTGCCCGCGAAAATGCTGATACATGCGGATGGCCGTTTCGAACATCTTCCGATCGAGCTACCGCCAGAAATGAAGAAGGCGTTCGCTGAGCTGGACGAGTTGATCATCTTGGAGGCACAGCGCTGGGGGTTCGACACATCACAAGTGAGAACCTCCGATGAGTGAGGAAATGCAGGAGGGCCAGCGCGTCGAGGTTCGGCTCCATGGCGATGACCGCTGGTACAAAGGCGTCGTCTTGGAGAAACCTCGCAAGATGTGGGTGCAGCTTGAGG